CCTCGGCGGGTATTTAATTTTAATCTCTTGGATTGTATTACTGTTAGTGCGCTGCCATGCCTTAAAGCGTAAGAGTGCATTTTTGATATTTTGCAGCCAAGTCTGCTGCATGTAATGCCTAATTGGTACCATCGTTATGTCGTGTTTTTAAAAAATCTCCTATGCGGAAATATAAAATTTCCTAAGAGTATCGGAGATTATTAGTTGTTGTAGGATTTATATATTAGAAATCTCCTGGGGCAACTTGAAAACATGTGAGTCCATTGTCGCGCCACATCTGAACCACTTGGTCTCTATCATCAAAAACTCCTAGAATTTGCTTTTTATCTGGGAACAGATCATCTAACCAAATCTTTTTTAATTTGTCGTCTTTCATGAATTTCATGCCGCCTGCTGTTGGTCGCATCTTTAACACATCGAATTTAATATGAAAATCATTTAACCAAGCGCGGGTTGCATCTTTGGTTGCTTTAGATCTACCACTAAAAATTACAATTCGATGGCCATCACGTTGCAGGGTTTGTAGCATTAAGATCACTGGCCAATTTGGCTTATCTAATACAATGTTTTTAGGATCAAAGAATACATCCCAATCCATTTTACCATTATCTTTGGTTGCTAGAGCTCTTCTATCATCGATGAGAGCTAAAGTTCCGTCAAGGTCAAAAATTACTGAAGTCATTTTATTTATTTTTTATTATTTCTATAAACTGCTACACAATGTACTAATCTTGATAAACGATCAGTTTCACTAGGGATCATAATCCTTTCTGTGCAATCATATTCTGTTTCTTTCCATTTAAAAACTCCTTTACGAGTTAAGTTTAATTGGTAAATCGTGCGATCAAGTTCTCCTGATCTATATGAACAATATGTATATGCTCTACGAACATAACCACTTGCATAGCTTAGATAATCACAATCCGCAATTGGATCATACCAACATCTTGTTCCGTTTTTCTTTTGAGTTTTTGAAGTTGTTTCAACTAATCCTAATGCTTCTAATTTATTCATTTCTATTACGTTTTTAATTATAGTTAAATATAACACTTTTATTTGACATAAAAAAATTATATGCTGTTTATTTGTCTGCACTTATTTCATGGAGGAAGTCAATTAATTCCTCGACTGTGATGCGATCATTTTCATAATCTGCAAGGGTGTTTCTAATGTCTAGCTTAAGTGGGTCCATGTGCTTTGCTTTTAATTATAGTTAAATATAACACTTTTTATTGGGATAAAAAAACTTTTGGGCATTTATTTTCAAAAGTTATTAACAATATGATTTAATTTTATCCATCTCTTCTTTCCAATATTTTGCAACATTTTTAGAAAATTGTTCTTGTGGATGATTAAATGCATACCAAAGATCCTGTATGTTAATTGGACCAGCGCCGCCGATCTCATTATCAATCCACTCACAGAACTTATAGAGAGACTCTGATTCGTTAATATATAAGCTTTCTTCAATATAATAATATCCTTCTACAAAGGAACCTGTTGTTTTTGCTCCTTGAAGGAGTAATGATTTGTTTCGATCTGATAGGTTTTGATACATGTTTGTTTGTTTTTATTAATTATTACTATACTAATATAAGCAAAATAAACGACATAAAAAAACTTTTGGGCATTTATTTTCAAAAGCTATTAACAAATATGCAAAAAAACCCAGAGCATAGCTCTAGGTTATCTTAAAATATGCGTTTCCTATGAAACGCAAGCGCATCCTTGGTAGACTATATATTTAAATTATTTTCGAAGTTTATTTAATGGATATTCATTATCCTCAGATTCCATTTTTTCAGGATGCCACTGACATGCCCATATCTTTCTTTCAACGTCTTCAAATCCTTCTATAACAGAATATAGAGGATATGATAGATGCGTTGCTGTAAAATTATCTGCTAGAATAGGGCAGTGTTGGTGGTGTCGGGAATTAACGTTAATTAACTTTCCATTTAAGTCTTCAACTGTGTGGAATTGAGATGGTTTTCCACTATGATCTATGTTTTCAGAAAAGTCTGCTGCTTTATGATCTTCTACTATAGATTCGCTTAGATCTTCAACCTTTCCTCCAAAATAATGATTTAGTACTTGCATTCCTCGACATAAACCTAGAATAGGATATCCAGAATCTAATGCCTGTTTAATCCATACAAATTCTTTTTCATCTCTTTCTGGATCTTTTCCAATGTCTGCACCTCCACATAATAATAAAGGTCCCTTAACCTTACGTCTTAGATCTAACCAAATAACTTCATATTTATAATGTTTTAACCAAGCTAAACAAGATTCCTTCTCTTTTACACCTCTTGGAGGAGCAACGTAGATTACCATAAAGTTATTATTGAGTTGCGTCTATTTCGTCCCACTTTCCTTTAGGACATGAACCTTTGATAGGTGAATATATTTTACCCTTTAAAGCGCATCCACATACGGTGCACCTTGGAAACGGAACTGAAGATTTAAATTCACAAGAATCGCATATTGCAATTCTTTTTTCAGCCAATTCAGATTGACTTGATAGAGGATTATACGCTATTTTCCAAGATTTAAATATCTCTGTAACTTTATTCATCTTGTTCATTACTTATATTTTTTGTTAAATCACTGTCTTTAAATAATATAGCAGCTAAAAAATTTAATCCTAATGCCTGAGTAGCAGAAATTGTATTAACACCATCAATCGCTGGAACTAAACAATAATTCCATAAAAATTGTAAAGGAATTGCTAATAGCATTGCGTATAAGGCAATAATAATAATAATACTTAAGAATTTTTTCATATAACTCATAATAATGTTGGTTTATTTATATAATCTCTAGCGAATTCTGAAAAGTATAAAGCGTCTTTGTCTTTATCACTTATTTTAATATCACCTGCATAAACTGTATGTTCAAGATCTAAATTAATATCCTTGTCGTCCCACCTGATACCTACCTGGTGATCGGGAGCATATACCTCAGTACATTTATAGCAAAAAATAGTATCATCCTCAAGTGCAAGAAAAGCATGTCCAAATCCTTCCGGAATCCAAAATTGATTTCCTCTATCTGCTGATAAAAGAACACTATCCCATTGACCAAACGTCGGAGATTGCGGTCTTAAATCTATTGCATAATCAATTACACTACCTTTAGCTACTCTTACTAATTTTCCTTGGGCATGTGGATCTGATTGTAAATGGATCCCCCTAAACACCCCAGCCTCTGAGATACTTTGATTATCCTGTTTAAAGTGTTCTGTAAACCCGAGGTCCCTGAGCACGTTCTCGTTAAAGGTTTCTATAAACTGTCCACGACTGTCTTCATATATGTTTGGTATGAATTCTATCAAGCCATGGATTAAAAAATCTTTGTTAATCTTCATTAGGTGTGTATCTTTGTTCTAATATTAATATTGACCTATTTTCAAGGTGCTGTTCTTTTATTTCATCTTTAGATTGTCCATAATATTCGACTGCTAAGTGATTATCTAAAAGAGATTGTCCTATATCTATTCCTTCTATATTTATTACTTTTCCTAAAATTCTGCCAAACTTACCGGCTTTATCTCTATAAGTATTTATTGTGACTTTTTCTCCAATTTGTAAAAGATCTTTAACATGACTTTTTGCCATTAATCCTCTTGCCTTTTCATCAAGATCTCTTGTTCGACACTCAGGGGTATCGATACCATGTATTCTTACATTTTGTTTTTTAATCCACATATCAAAACCTAAATCAATATCTAAGACTACTGAATCTCCATCTATAATTCTATTTACTTTAGCTTTATATTGATACATATTATAGTTTTTTAGGGTTATTACTTTCTATAGTTCCGGCTATTTGTGTTTCTCTTTCTATTTTCATATTTAAAAAGAAAGTTTCAAAGTCCATGAAAGGTAAATCTTCAATTTTTCGAACAACACACCATATACAATTTCCAATATTAAATTTATGAGTATCTAATTCTAGTATTTTATATCCGCATTTTTCTAAAGATTTAAAATATTCCATAGTTGTATAATATCTACAATGTCCTGGCCAACCACCTAGTTCAGGTAATTCATGAATCATTATACCACCTACATTTAACCAACTGTGTAAATTTCTCCAACAATTCCATTGCCCTTCTTCAAGTTCAACATGTTCTGAAGTTCCAATGTTTGTTATTATGTCTGCTTTAAATAAACCAGGTGAGTACTCTGATAAATCTGTTTTTACAATATCTGAACCCTTTAGATCTAATGTATGATATTCTTTAAAATATGCATGCATAATATCTTTAATCCTAAATTTATTTATTTTCTCTGAGTTTACTAAACTATTGAACGCGTTTTGATCCCCTAATTCTAAAAGAACTGAATGCTTAGGATCTAAATAATTATTTGTTGCAAGCATAACCTTCCTAAGAGTCCTAATAACAAATCCCATATTATATAACGTTCCAGTTTTTTGAAGCAAGCAAGATTGCAGCGCTGTTTGTTAATTCTGAATTATCTCTAATAAGATCCATTGCAGAATATAAAATTTGAGTTTTTAATCCAATCTTTGCTGCTTTCTGTAAGACCATTTCATAATTAGTTGGATCAAAATCAAATGCTCCTTCTTCTTTAAGTTCTAAATATTTTTCGTAAGAGTTACTCATGATGTTGTATTTGGAGTTGAACACCATATCGGTGGTGTTGTATAGTTTGGGTTATCAAAATATGGGTTAGGAGTATACATTGGAATATTTACAACTTCACCTTGTAATAAAACCACTGCCTCTTCTGTAGTAATATGCTTTTCCTCTAATAGTTTTTGTACAATACTTGCTTTAGTCATATTACTTTTTGTTTGAAAGATTTTGAATACTAACCTCTAGCTCTGCAATTTTTTCTTGTACAGATTCTAATTGTTTCATTGTAAGCTGTAGGTCTTCTTCAAGAGCTGGACCACATCCTACTGTTCTAATATTAATTGCACTAACTTTTTTTGAAAGCTTATCGAGCCTTTGTTTCAAGACATCATTATGTATTGTTTTAGTTTTTTTAGATGATTTATAATCTAAAATAAAATTAATCGCAAGTAGAACGATTAAGGCTGATAGAAATATAGTGTCTAGCATATTATGAATTTTAATAATTATACTATTCTATTCAGTAAAGTTTCAAAAATATTATGTGCCAGCTTATTTTTTAATAAATAGAGGGCTATCGAATCTTGCTTCAAGTTCCTCTATTGCCTCAATAACTCCGCTTACATCAAATAATGCAGGAGTCTCACCTGTCTCATTATCAACACCTTTAAGTCGATCTAAGAATGAATCCATTATGCCTGATAGGGCGTCTTTCATGCCTTTCTGGTTTGACTCACTTGCTTTTTCTAAATTGTCTACTGTTTCTGAAAGATGTTCAACCGCCTCTAATAATTGTCCAGCAAGTACTGTTATAGCATCTTCACCGTCATTCTCTGCTATTTTTGCAATTGCCTCAAACATTCTTGAAGAAGCATTCATTGCTTTAACATTCATTGATCTAGTTGACGCAGAAATACTTCTAAATGCCTTTGCTAGCCTTTCACTTGATGTTGCTACTTTTTCAAATTCTTTTGATCTATTACGAGATACTAAGGCGGTCATAGATGATAAAGCAAGTTTAAGTCCTTTAGAGCTTGATGCTATTCTAGCAATACCTATTCCTAAGATTTTTATAGGATTTCCTAATGCAATAATAGAATCTTTTCTCTCTGCTAATTTATCTAAAAGATCTGCAGGTCCGTCACCTTCAAATCCTAAGAAATCACCAATTGCGTTTGCAGCTCCAGAAACCAAACCTCCAATAGATTGACCGGCAAGAGCGGCTGTTAAAGCTAACCAACCCGCAGCTATTGCAATAAGACCACCTGCCATTGGTAATAAATTTTCTATACCTATTTCATTTTTAAATCTATTAAGTACATTTATCATCGCGTCTATAGGGTACATAATTGCATCAGTAAAGTTTTTAGAAATTGCGCTTAAATCAGGTAATTTACTAAATATCCAAGCAACAACCCACATGGTTCCTGCAATTAAAATAATACCAGCAGCGCCAATAAGAATCCCAACAGCTCCACCACCTGTTTTTGCTATCAATGATACCACGAGAAGTGGAATTGCAAATATTGTAATTGCTATTGCAGAAGCAATAACCCAATCAAGCGGAGGTGACAAGTATGTGACACCATCTAGTGCTGAAAATATCCAAGCTGTTCCTAATATTGCGATTGATATTAAAACCATAGCGAGTGCCGTTTTAACTACAGCTTTAAAATCTAATTTTTTTGCAATTAAAGCAATTGCTATAAATGGAAGAGAAAATATAAGTAAAGTTAATCCTGCTTTTAAACTCCATTCAAGAGGAGGCGATGTAAATGTGCCGACCGAATCAAATAATTGAAATACAAAAGCAACTCCAACAATAGCTAAAGCCATCATCGGTAATACAAGCCCTGTCATTATCATTTCCTTAAAACTCATACCTTTTACCGCTTTAGCAATTAAATAAAATGCACCTGCAAATATACCTAAAATTAAAGCAGACTTTATAACCCATTCCCATGGCGGTAATTTAACAAAATTATCAGGCATCATTGCGTTCCAAGTCATAGCGACTAAAGATATACCAACTGCGATTGCGGCCATTGCTAATGATACCATACCTATCATTCCAATTCCTTTAGGGTTCATTTGTATTTTAGCGGCAGCTAAGGCCTTTATAATAAATCCAAAAGCATAACCCAATGGTATAAATACTAAACCTATTAATATAGCTGAACCTAGTTTCGCAAAAGAAACTGGCATAATTAATTGTAAAATCCAAGAAGATACTGTAATACCAGCTGCCATAGAAATCATCGCTAGCACAGCGGCTCCTGTATTTTTAAGAGCGTCTTTAGGAGAAGTCATTTGATCTCCTTTAGGCTTTCCACCCAGCATTTTATCTACCATTCCACCTCCTTGTTGAGATTTTAATATCTCTGAAAATACAGGTGCTAATGCTAAAAATACAGCTGCTATTAATAAAGCTGATACTAATTGCATTGGATTTATAGCAGGCATTAACATAAAAATACCAGCAGCGGCAACTAATCCGGCCGCAATACTCACTATAACTAGTCCTGCGCCTAAAGCTTGCATAGCACTAGGCATTTTAAATCCACCTCCGCCACCGGCTTTGGATCCTTTATCCTTTGACTGCGCTTTTAGCAATCCTTTAATATCTAGCAATAGCCTAGTCTGTTTCTTCAGTTCTGAAAAATTATTACTAGCTGCTTTCTTTAAATCTACCGTTAAGACTGAATGAATTTGATCTATCTTTTCATTCTGGTATTCTATAATATTTGCTAATCTTTGTAGTGGTGCTAATAAAGCCTTCATTTAGGAGTCTAATCTATATTTTTTATATTCCTATCTTATATATCAAAGATTCCATCATCGTAATGATGGAATCTTCATATTTGGAATCTTCATGTTTGGAATCTTCATTTTGCTCATCATGTCCCCAGATTGTTCCTGTTGACCTTCGTTCGCAGCATTCTGTTTCTTAATAAATTCAGCTAAATCTTTTACTAAATAATGAAATTCGTAATATTCCATTGATTCTAATTCAGAAGGCTGAATATGTAGTTCTTTATATATGTAAAACTTCGTTTTAAAGAAGTTCTCCAGCGATATCTTGAACAATGAAAAGAGACTTGATCCCGTCGCGAAACCCAATTGGGACGACCTCCCACTCGTCCCCAATCTGTACTTCCATGTCAGGCTGAATACCGATTTTCATCTGTTCCGCCAGCTTATAGATTAAGCTATATTTTTTGTTAGACCATCCATTCATTTCAATTTCGAATTTAAAAATACTCTTGTCATCAAATCCTCTCCATTCGCTTACTAAGTAAGGCATAACTTGAAGGACTGATTGATCAATTGATTCTCCTTTTTCTTGACGATCTTTAATATAAGACGTCATACGTTGCATGATACCAATTGTTGGTGGTTTCATTGTAATTGTTCCAAAAGATTTAGTTTCAATTAAAAAAGCACAAGCTTCTTTATCGTAATATTTATCTAAAGTATCTGGGACACTGAAATATTTAAAGTTTTCTTTTTTAACTTCAACCTCGTGCTTTTTACCTTTTTTATCTTTGTGTTGTACTGTTAATTTAGATTCAGGCTCTGGGAAAGTTAAATCTCTAATTGCTAAAATTAAATAAAATCTGTCTTCTTCACAAAGATCTTTATAAGACATTCTTTGTTTTTGAGAAGTTACTCTAATACAAGATTCTATCATTGAATTTAGTTTTTCATCGACGTCTAATATATTATTTTCGTCAATACTTGAGAAGTGTCTAATTTCAGCAACTTTAGCTGAACGTATGCTTATCTCAGTTTTTTCAGGATAAAACATACCGGCTGAAGGCAGGTTAGAAACATTAACATCATGATATCCTAAAACAACATCAGCGTCTTGCGCTTTATCTTGTTTAAATCGATCCATGTTAACTTTTCCTAAATTTTGTGGTTCTTCAACAGGTTGTTCTTTGTTTTCAACGATTTTTTGATATTCATCGTCTAAGTTTAAATCATTTTGATCTGCCATTGTTATTTCTTTTTAAGTTTTTTAATACTATCTTTATTCCATTCTAATATTGAATCACTTTTTAATTCAATTTCTTTTCTAATTATATCTCTAATAAAAGCTGAAACAGAAACTGGTCTCTCTCCATTTTCAATCGCGGCGCTTAATATTATTCTATTTATAGATGTCACTTCGTCTTCTGAAAGAAGAACTTGTAATTTTTTTGTTAGTTTATCCATTTTATAGTTATTATTATATCAACATATTATGTTTTTGTTTCATAAAAAAAGGGAATTCCCTTAAGAATTCCCCTATTTTAAAAATTCGATTATGCTAGAACTTCTTTCCAAGTGTCACATCTCCAACCTACTTCTAATGTAGCCGGTGATGCTTCTTCATACGATAATTCATTCGTAAATGGAAGTCCTGAAGTAATAAAGCAATCTTCTAAAGTTACTGTTCTGTAGATGTCTCCAGCTCTATTGAACTGTACGATAACAATAGTTCCAACGTAATCTTTCTTTAATCCCATAGCTCCAGTTTGTGGATCATATTGATTATTGTACCATTGTCTCATTGACTTATATAAATATGCTTGATTAGCATCATTTAAGTTTAATGAGAAGTTGATCGTTACGTCGACTGTTGTTGCGTCTGGCATACCAGCGTAAGAACGTGTAGAAAATTTGTATTTCTGTTCTTGTGCTGCTACTTCTTTGTATAAATCTAAACCTCCAATAGAGTTTATGTGTTGCAACATTAAAGGTGCATCAGATACTCCAGCTGGTGGTAAAACAGTTACTTCAAACAAGTTTCCTTGTACTGGTTCGAACTGTCTACCTGATCTAGATGTTTGGTCTTGTGAATAATGTGGTAAAGCCATTTTATATTATTTTCTTTTTTTATATATCTTAATTAAAATTTCCAGATTCGATTTCACCTGTATTTAGGATTGTAGTTCTATGTACAACTATTTCTAATCCTTTAACTGGCTCAACATAAGTATCAATGATACCAACATTATTATCGATTACATCGTCAGTGTTGTTTGTTTGATCCATAATATTCTTGAATGCATAAACTCCACCGTCAGACTTAACTCCTTCCATAAATGAATCTGCTAAAGTCTTAATTTCTAATCTTGTTTGTGTATTGTTAAATTCGAAAACGTAATCTTTTAAGATGTTAGCAATACCTTCTTGTATGTAAATTAAAGCTTCTCTAACGTGAGCTGAAGAAAGCGCTGATTTTACAGATTGTTGTGCTGTTTTATTTCCTAAGATTGTTAATCCAACTCCTCTTTGGAATACGATTGGATTAATTCCGAATGGTTCTAATATATCTCTATCAGATTTGTCAAATGCATATTCTACTCCTTTAACTCCTGATCCTCCTACAACTCCTCTTCTTGGACCTGCGATGATTGACCATGGTGTTGCGTTTGTAAATTTATCCATGTAGTTATTAGATACATACGCAGCTGGTGGAACGATTAAATCTTTTCCATTATCTGAAACAATTAAACCTGGTCCGTAGTAGAATGCGTAATTTGCTCCTGCTGTAATTCCTGGTAAAGAATATAAAGATGTTGGATTTAAATCTAAATTACCTCCTGTTTCTATATGTTCAACTTTGAATATTCCTTCTGAATCCTTGAATGAAGGATTAGATGAAGCTTTAAAGTCTGAAACTAAAGGTGCATTAAGTATAGCTGATGCGTTTTGTCTGTCTTTTGCTAAAGATGCTAATTCATTTTTGTTTTGTAATCCATTTACATCGAAAGATCCAAATGTATCTACAACATATCTAAAATCAATAACGTCTTTATCAACTAAAGCAGCGTGTAATCCATTTCCTCCTTTTACAGCGGCTAAAGCGTCTTGAATTTCTTTAGAACTTAATTGAGCTCCTGATAAAGCAAATGGCTTATATACTGAAGATGCATCTTCGAAAGAAGAAACAACTTGATTTCCCCATGTTAAAGAAACCGGTACGTCACAGTATACTGCGTATTTTGAATCGTTTAATTTAGAAACTCTTAAAACTCTTGCTAATCTTCCTGAAAGAGCTGGAACAAAATTTCCAGGTACAATTGAGAAAGAAGCTTGAGGTGCTGAGTAAGTTACAGTAAACATAGATCCAGCAGCTTCATAAGTTGCTCCTCCAAAATCTTCTGAAGCAACTCTTCCGTTTGCTACATGATAAAAATCGATTTCAGTTGCAGTTGTATATGATGTTGCTACATCAGCTTCACATATAATATCAAAATCTACAGTTGCGAAAACCTCTTCTACCATAACATCTGTTAATGCAGTTGCAGCGACTCCGGCTGCTGTAAGATCTCCATCATCTATATTTTGTTGAGTTGCTAATACTTCAGCTGCGGCTGTTTGATTTACTGCTGATGCTGAAACTGAAGTTACTTTTACGTATTCTCCAGATGCTGATGCATTTAAGAAATCTAAAGAATCTGCTGTTGCATTTGCGTATTCAGTTGCTAATACATTTACTAATTCTAATTTATTAGGGGTTGCTATGTTAATACTAGCAGTTGCTCCTGTTAAATCAACAGTATGTTCTGTTGTAACTCCTTGTTTTACAATGTATGATAATAATTCATAATCTTGATCAGCGTCAAATGTATGTCCAACTAAATCAATTTTAGTTCCATTTTCATTAGTTACTTGTTCTTCATCAATTGCACAGAATAAACCTGTTCTTCTTGATTCAGCGTTAATCATTGATTCAACATATAAGTTTCTTCCTTCTAAATCTTTAAATCCTGGGATTAAAGATCCACTGTATTGAGCTTCTAAAGTAACTTGTCTTAAATTAGAAAAGTTTGCTAATGATCCTTTTATTAAACCATCTGCATTAAAGTATGATCCGTATACTGGATCAGCTGACATAGTTGCAGCATCAAAGTTTCCTTTGAATACAAAAACGTCTACCATAAAATCAGAAATAAGATCAAAGTCATTTAAATATTCAGGTACATTACCTTCTCCATACCATTCTCTAGCTGGAATATCAAATGCTTTAGTGCTTTGTGCTTTTCTTACAAAAACTGTAATAGCTGATTGTTTAATGTTTACAAAATTAATTAATGAATTTCCATCAGCTAGTGCCGATGTAGATAAAGCGTTTAAAACTCTAGAATCAGATGGTGTCATGAATTTATCCATATCGAAGAAATCAGTATAATCTGATGTTCCTTCTTTTGAAGATAATGAATGAACCGATCCATTAGATACTGGTAATGCGTATGATGCTTTATCGCTAGAATCGAAACTTGAAGCGTTTAACGCTAAAATTGGTCCTCTAGATAAAGCCTCAATTGCTGATCTGTGGAAAAACATTCCTTTTTTCTCTAATTTTCTGTCGATAGATCCAAATACATTTGAAAATTCTTCAACAGTTGAAATTAAAACTGGTGTATTGTAAGGTCCCTTTCTTGAGTGACCTACTACTAATCTAAGTGTTTCAACATTAAGGTTTGCAGTCACTGACTTGTCAAACTCTAACCTATATACTCCACTTGATTTAAATTGCAATAATTGCGGACTTAGTGCCATAGTATTATATTTTTTATTTTTTTCTTTTATTATATATCTAAATTATTCGTGGGAATATTATAATAAGTCATAAATATCATATTGTAAATCTCCCTGTGAATCTGCGTCTCGATACAAGACCTTTTCCATTAATTTTACTTTTTCAGGGTCAATAACATCAAGTAATTCTTCAATGTAATCTGCATAATCTGTTGTTCCAAAAAATTCAGTTGCAGTTATTGCTGTCATTATGATATCATCATGTCCCATTTGAGCTCCATAGCTTCCGTTTCTTAATACTCCAAAAAGACTTGCTTCCTGTACGGTTTCTATGTCGTTTATTTTTATACGATTTAATTCTATTTGTTTTTTAAAGTTTTGACAAAATACTGATTTGTTGTCGCTCTTTAATCTTATACCAGGTTTTAATGTTCTTGCATCATGTCTATGTTTAAATCTTAATATCATTTCATCTTCAAAATCATTACGACCTGCAAAAACAGTTCTTAGATATTGTAATAGTATAGAACCGTATGTATTATATTCTATAATCATTTTTGTATTTTCTGAATTAAATATATCAACTGCTAAAGTATACAATATTTTAGCAAAGTCTTCAATAGGATGTTCATTACTTCTAAAAACTCCAACTTGATTTAATCTAAAGAAATCATACATTGCATCGGGGCTAACGAAGTTTTCAATATGTTGATCTTCCATTGGTTCTACTTCAAAAATATTAATTACAGAATAATCTCCTCCATTTCCTTCAGCAATATCCACTGAGAACATATAATATTTTTGACTGTTTGATGCTTCTTCAACATCGAAATCAGGATCAAATCCTAAAAATCCTTTTGTATCTATATGAATATTATCAAATTCTTCAAAATCATACCATTTCATTGGTTTTGCATTTTGTCTAATAACTTTCATTGTCCCTGGGCTTAATAGAAGGGTAGATGAACTTGTAAATTCATTACCATATTGTCTATTAAAAGCTTCTTCAGAACCTAAATTACCTAATTCTCTTTTAAACCATGCATCATCTCTGTCAGGGTGTTGCCACCAATCAATTCTTGTTGGAGTATATTCGTTGTTTCCTTTTTCTGCCTCTGAATATATTTCATAAAACTTGTTAAATCCATTTGGAGTTGAAGTAATATTAATACGTGAAATTTTAGAAGCCGAAAGTGTAGGATATACGTTTTCATAAAAAGAATCTACAATAGTTGGATGAACGTGTGCAAACTCATCAAGATATAAATTATGAATTGTAAAACCAATACCTGATTTTGCAGTAGTTGATTGACCTACTAAACGACATCCATTATCAGCACGAACATTCATAACATCATACTTAATAATTCCGGGTTTCATAAAGAATGGTAAATTCTCCAATACTACTTTTGCTTTATCTATAATTTCTTTTGTTGATTCTGATTTATTAGCCAATAGTAGTGTAGTTTTATCATAGTTAAATGTTAAATACCATGCATTAAAAATACTGGCTGTTACGGTTTTACCCATTTGTCTGGATGCCAAAACAATATTAAACCTTTCATTTTGAAAGTTTCTTAGCATTTCTTTTTGATAATCTCTAAGTTTTACCTGTTGAATACCTTCATCTGTCATTACAACTGCGTACTTTTCAGCAAAATAAACAATATCACCTGCACATTTTGCAAGTTCTGCAATCTCAGCTTCAGTATATTCAAATACAATATTACCTCTGCGTAAAAACTGTTTTCCTTCGTAGAAAGGCATAGGTACCTGTGGTCTATATCCCTGATCTAAAGCTAACATTAATTCATTAATTGATTTTGTTGACCAAATTAATTTATTAGCTTCATCAGAAGATTGGCCTTTCGGAATCCATCTATTATCTCCTACGTAATCGCTCATTATTCTTCTGTAATTTCTGCGTCTTCTATCTGATCATCTGATAGTTTTGCGTTCTGAATTATTTTCATTAAATCTTTTGTACCACGCTGTACCGTATCGCCAACTGGCGCACCACCTGATGCTTCAGTTATAACTCTATCAGTATCACGCTTTTTATACAATTCAATGTCTCTCGCTATCCTCTTTGCACCCTCTTCAGCCGCCATTAAGTACATAGTCTGAGACTTAATAATATCTAACATTGATTTTTGTAAGGTTGCTAATACTTCAAACATTCTTGGAGCTATTTCTCCATCTTCGATTGTTTCAAGCAATGTTGTTAGCGCCCTTTCACCAGCTTGTAATTGATAAATTAACGAAGACATTGTCATTTCATCAATTTTCTTTTTAGCTTGAATATATTCGTCTTTTTCTATAATATCTTCATCAAGATAAAACTTCATTAAAGACGTAATAGTTTTCTGCGCTTTTTTAGAAGAATTTACTTTTAGTTCTCCATAAGTTGGAAGCGCTGGTAAATCTCTTTTTGCTGGTAGTTCTGGATCTGTTTCAATAGATTCTTGAATTGGATCGTTATTTCCTATTAAATCATCAAGTTCTTTTCTGATGTCTTCTGCCTGAGATTTAATACTTTTCTTATTATCTTTTGACATATTTATATGTTTTATTATAGATTATTTATCCTAATTTTATTACCTAGCGTTTCTAAATCGCTGATAACCTAAACTTGGAATTGAATTATCTATAATGATTGATAGTTGATTATCTCTAACAACATATTGGTTTAACACATTACTATGTTGTTCTAATTCTATTGTTTTTGTAAATATTCTAATATTTGTCATATAAGAAGAATTTCCTCTTAAATGATAATTAGATTTTGAATCCCATATCAATGGTTGGCCGTGCTCAATTATTTCACTATATACTTGTTGTAAATTATTACTACTGTCTTGTGGTAAACCGCTATTTATTGTGTTTACGTTTTGATCTAATTTATATAAAGAAAGAGATGATTGTAAGAATTCATTATTAATATTTAATACAATACCATACCATTCTCCTTTTACTAATGTCGTTCCATGAGTATATGTATGTTCTACATCATCTATTTTCATTTTAAATTCAGATTGATTCATTCTTAATTTAAAACCTGATATTGCAGATAGATCTCCAAAGAGAAGATAATCATCAGTTGATGTTTCACTAAATTGAGGAGAGAACCAAAGCGTAAGGGCCATGTTGTCTTCTGATTTTAACTTAGATTCTACTGAATATTCAACAGCGATTCTAGTTGGATCAACTTTATCTAAATCGTAAAAGTTTTTACTAACAACAGTCCATCTATTCTTTAAATCGTAATCTTTAATTTTAAGATTTTTATCTATAAAGGTTCTAATACCGTCCCTATATGCGGTTGATACTGTTTGAAATTGTTGTGGATTTGTATCTTTTTCTTGCTCTTCTTTTTGTCTTTCTCCAAATATTTCTTCAACACCTGTTGTTAAATTATCAGTATCTACTTCAAATTGATTTTTATTAACTGAAGTTCTTTCTTGATACTTAACTAACTTTACTCTCCAATATGATTGAGCGTGATTAAATTCATCCGCAAGACTTATTGAATTAATTTCATACATTCTATTAATTAATGGAATATACATATAATCCTTGTTTCTAGGTGATTTTCCTTCGCCAAACACTGTTTCAAATTCAGAAGCGACAATATGTACCTCAAATTCTGCAAATTCCATACCGAAGATATCGTATGTTGCTCCTTCTTCTGGAAATTCGTTGTCTGGTACTAATATTTTTACATTTTGTTTATCAACTACATTGAATAAAGAGTATTCCATTAAATGAACATCCTCTGTTCTCATATCTGGTTCTGTTCTAAAATATTGTACTGAGTGTCCAAATATATTACTTGCCATTCCGACAAGTTGTTTATAAACATTAGTTGATTTATTTAAATTATATGGATTAAATAAATTATCATCGCATCCAACATCAATATTTGCACATCCATTCATTGCGAAAGGATCTGTACACTCTACACAAAATTGAGGACATGATTCAATAGTACCTTGATCTGTTTCTAATGTATAAGTTATTGATATTATTGAGATCGTACTTCCACTTGTTAGTGCAGCGACTTCAGCTTTAACATCGATCCACAATGGTTTTGCTGGATTAAAATTTAATCCTAAAAGATCTACAAACCCTGTTGTATTATTTAAAGCTCTCCATTCTGAAAATTCAGAATTTGTGTATGAAAATCTATATTCATAATCAAAGTAATTATTAGCATTTGCTGGAATATAAAATTCTAGTTCACTTGTTTCAAATTCTATTGGAACTGTGACATCTAATTCTATAGGTGTTGTTATTGTTGCGATTTCAAGTTCAGTGTTACCGATGATGATTTTATCTCCCGGCGAAAACTGACTAAAATTAGTAAGATTTCCATATACTTTAGTAGATCCTATGGATGTAGATACAGTACCTACTGTTTTATAGTTTTGTACACCTGCTACAATTTCCCAATCTAAAACCTTTACGGTATTATAATATGGTGTTTGTAGAGAAGCAATTAAAAAGTCTCCGTATTCGCTTGCTGTATATCCTGTAACCATTATTCTTCTAAATTTTCTTTTACTGTGTCTTCTGGCTTATATCTTTCGCCAGCAATCCATGCAGCAACAAATCCCGTTAATGATGCAAAATACATTGATAAATCGGTAAGACTAGAAGAATACCATATCGCTGAAGAACCGGCAATAAGCCATAAAGCAACTATCGCGTATATCATAACTTCTCTTCTTGATCTGGGGCCTGGTTTAAATATTCCAGTTTTTTTACTAGGTCTTCTAGTTTCAGCCCATATATATGTTGCACTATATGCTGTTAAAGAACCAAAATATACCGCTAGATCTGACAGACTTGCACCTTTATAAGTAGCAAAAACTCCCATTACAACCCAAAGAAAAACTATAATATAAATTAAAGCTTCTCTTTTTCCAAAATTACCAAGTATTTTCATTAAGAAAGATCTTATTTTATCTATATATTCTATAAAATAAGGGTGGTTTATTACCAATATTTAATTATTAATAATTCCTATAACTGAATTTGCAGTTTTAGGACTTAATTGATATCCACTACATGTTAATCCTATTGTACTGTAATTAGATCCTGATTCAACGTTAAACATTATACCGCCATCAGACGAATTATATTCATCAAAAATAAACATAAGTTCATAAAGTTCTTGAAACATTTTATCCTTAATAGTTCCGTTAATTCCGCTACCACATGTTACTGCGATTACATAATTACGTCTTCCACCTGGATTAAAATTTGCTCTACCCTCTATTTCTCCACCAATTGTTGATCTCATTGTACCAGAGTATCCACCAGCGGCAGGGGCTGAAGATTTATCAACTTCATACTCCTTATATTTTTTAACCACCTTTTCGATTTGAAAGGCTAATAAAGCAGCATTACGACCTATAAAAATATCGTAACTATCTTGTTCTTTACCTCCTTGTACATTAAGGTGCTCTTTATAACTAGGCAATTTACCTGTTTTTGCAAGAGACTTCATCGCATCTAAAGTTTTTAAATAACTATCTCCCCATTTATCATAGGCGATTTGTGCTAATTCTACCTTTTCCTTAGCCTTTGCTTTAATTCCTTTTTTACCAAATGCTAACGCTTCGTTAATTGTAGCAAATTGTTCAAATAATCTTACTTTTTTCATTATTAATATTATTTTATTTACTTTATATATCTTAATAATCTGTAACAATAGATACTAAAGGATCGTCTTTTTCTGTTTTAGGATCAATCATATCCATTATTGTTGTTATTAATGGTATTGGGTCTGCCCCCTTAAGGTCAGAGATGTCTTTATCTATTTCGCTAGTTATCCATAAATCTAAGGTATCTAATAGCTGTATTAAATGCATCCTTGAATAAGGAACGTCTTCTTCTAATATGTGTAACTTTTCAAATATATTGTTTACTTCTAATAGTTCATCATTATCGTATAGCTCATATAATTTAAATGTCATAGATAGAACTTTAAAATCAAATTTAAGAAGCTTATCTCCTTCAATTTCTAGAAGTCTACTAAAGCTTTTATCATAACTCTTATTAAATCTTATAAATTTTAAATCTGTAAGATCTTTACACATCATATAAATAAAATATGGTGAATGTACATTTTTATGTAAAAAGTCAGATCCTACTGATTTAACTTTATTAATCATAGGCATATACAAGTTTTCTAATAGAGAAATGATTTGAGATGCAGAAACTATTACAGAATCTTCATTAACTTCCATATAATCTAGATTGTTTTTAATTTCAACCCAAAGCCTATTGTCAAAGTGATTATATTTATGTAGAGTAACGTCGACTGACGTTATTTGAATACTTTTATCCATTGTAAATCTTTTAATATACTGTAATCGATCTATCTATCGATTCTAATTTAGTATAAAGTTCTTCTTTTGCGAATTTTTCAAGTTCTTTAAATTCTCGCTTTCCTATTTCGTTTTTATCGATAAAAACTCTAATAGCTTCTTCACTTGGTATATATTGTGATTTACTCGTAGGCTTTTTCTTAGCCGTCTTTTTAGTTCTGGTATAAATCCAACCAGGAACTCCTTTAAATCTACTAGCAACTAGTGACCAACTATCAATTACTGCTATTGGATTTATTCCATTGATATTAAATAATTGTGCGTTTGACGGAAACTTTATTGCAAAGAAACGATTGATCATAAAATGATGTCTTTTCTTATTGTGGTTTTTTATTTCAGCATATTGTTTTTTCTTTGTAAACATTATTTTTACAAAGTCAAATAGTTTAGTTTCGTCTAGCATATTAGAATAACTCTTTAGTTATTTTACTATTATCTGTTTGTTTTGTTTCAGGGGTTTTTAATCCGGCAAAAGGATCAAATCCACCGGGAGCTGATGTTCCCTTTTTCTGCAACCAATTAGTTCCTTCAAGTATAATTTCCATCTTAGTTAATTTATTAAACGTAGGCTCAATAGTAAAATCAGCTTCAATTGCTTTATAAATTTGTTTTTGAATAGGATCAGGGATTGTATTAAAATGTAATAACATTAAATCTAGATTTTGATTAAATCTTGGTTTAATTTCTTTATGGTCTGATTTACCTATAACTCTATATATAATATCGACTATAGAATCTACACTTTCTTTATTAAAGAATTGATCTATTGTAAAATCACCATGTTCTTTTTTATATTGATCTAATATTTTATATGCATTCTTTTCAGTAATAGAATAATTCATAATTTTACCTGACTTAGCAGTCTTAGTCCATGTGACTACACTTTGGATATTATCGCTTTTATCTCCTTGTAATATTTTAGAGAATATAAAATCATCACAGTTAACTTCTTCTATTTGAACTTTGTTTTTATTTACCCAATCAGATAGATCTTGTTTCATTCTGTCATGTAATACATTAGTTGAAGACATATTAAATAGCATATCTTCATTAGACATATTATCTGTTTTTCTTTCATTAAGTACGTCTTCGAAACCTTCAAATGCAATTAATTTACGTTTTGAATTATAGTACCATAAAGAATATGCATCAGTTGCTTTATTGTAATTTACAAGCTGTATAAGATCTCTATCACCTGTCCATACGATACAGTTTTTACCTTGATTATTTAACTGAGTAGACCAACCGAACAATACGTCATCTGCTTCTGCGCCATTAATTTGATGTATGATTACACCTTGTTTTGCAAGAATACTTTGAAATTCAGAGTATACATGAAAAACACCTTCCCAATTAACTGAATCGTCATGAGTACGTGTTCCTTTATATTGAGCATCTGGGAATAAATCTTTACGCCAAGATTTTGCATCAACTGCAACAACAACTTGATCTACAAATGCTGACATTTTACGTATTTCAGAAGCAAAGTCAATACATAATTTACGCATTAAACCTGCTTGACTATCTTGCGTTCCTAATAATTGTTGACCTTTTTTACGAGGAAGGACGAATAATCTACTGTGTAAAAAGTAATTACCGTCTATTAATAATGAATGTTTTCCTAATTTCATATTATATGTTTTTATTTTATACTACTAATATAACACTTTTTTGCGACATAAAAAAATTATTGTCTAACTATTTCTTGTAATTTGTATACACAACTTAATAATGTTATAACTTGATCTATTACAAGGTTTCTTTGTGCTTGGTGTTCTGCAACAACAACTGCAATTTGCGGTATGAATCTTGTTGCACTTTGTTTTTCAGATTGAATATATTGAATAAATTCTTCTCCTAGTGTTTGAAGTACATCATCAACTCTATTTGAATATTCACCAACTAAATATTGATAATTCTTAACTGGGTCTGTTTCATTGAAGATTAATTCAAAAACATCTTTATAAACTGAATTAAACTTTTTTACATCTTCAACATTAATTGAAGTTGTTCCTTGAGTTTTAAATCCTTGCAGTTTATTAAGAGTAGATCTTAAGTCAGGAAAATTACGACGGACAAATTCAACCAATGCTGGTTTTTCTATTGTCATTTCTTCTTTTCCACAAATATCATATACTCTTCTGATATATTTTTTTGTTAATTCACTTTCTTCTTCTTTATCAAAATCAAAGTTAATAACTTCGAAACGTGAAAGAATTGGATCTGGTAATTTATTGATATAATTACATGTTGCAATGAAGCGTGAATTAGATGCAAACGTTTCCATTGTCGCACGTAATGCTTTAAAGAATTGATCAGAGACACCATCGACCTCGTCTAGTATAACTACCTTAAATTTATCTCTATCATCTAGAATTGACATGGTTGAACAGAAGTCTGTAATTCTTGTACGTATAACATCAACTGAAGTATCTGTTGAGGCATTAATGTATAGGTAAGGAAGATCCCATTGCTGAACAATTGCCTTTGCTGTTGATGTTTTACCAGTTCCAGGAGAACCTGCGAAAAGCATGTTCTGTGTTAGACCATCTTTAAACTTATTCATTACTCTTTCTGGAAGAATTAAATCTGTTAAATCCTTTGGTCTATATTTTTCTGTAAATAATGCTTGAATCATCTAGTGTATATTTTAGTAATTATATCAAGAAATCACTAAATGTTTCAGTAATAAATACTATATGGCATATAATAAGAAATATCCTAATATAAAGAGAACTGGTGGACCTTATCCTAGGAATAGATTCGGTGTTCGCTACGACTCTATCTCTAAACAACAGCGTAGATTATTATTAGAACATCCTATACTCAAGGACCGTGCTCAGAGTGATCAGTTCTTACATATTATTTTTGAAGTATGCAGACACAGGCATGTTGATCGATTTGATAAATTTTATTATGATCTATCTACTGATTCTTTTGTAAATATGAGTGAATTAAAAGAAAACTACGATACTATTGATTGGGTATGTGCTATAAGCGGTAGAGATATCAGGTCTAATATAAATGATTTTAGTCCAAGTAATTTTATACATGAAGAATATTTAGATATATTAAATCCTAATTTTGTAGATGCTAGAATTGTAAAGTCTTCAGTTCTCTTTCAAAAACACGTAAAAAAACTCCTACTGAATCAACAGAAGGAGTTCTTAAAACTTGCTCGTAAAAATAGTAAATCCTAGATTAACTTTGAAAATTTATCTCTAATAGATAATCCTTCCGAAACCATTTGATCTGATTCCAATTTAGTAATTATCGAATTGTACTTTGTGTATAATTTTGTATTATGTAATTGCCAACTCGATTTACCTGCAATTTCCTCTGCTAATAAATCATTACCAACTTTTAAAGCTCTATAAATTAAAGATTCTTTTTGACTCTTTTCTTTATTTTCTTCATTGATGTTTGTAAACATCTCAGATATTAATGTATCAATCTGTTCTTCTAAAGCTTTCATATCTAACATTACCGTATCGAATGATTCTCCTAATTCAGATTTTTTCTTTTTAAAATCTTCTACTTTAGACTTTAATGACTCAATACTCTTTTTAATACCTTCTTTAGCGCTATCTGGAATTTCCTTGCCATCGCTTTCTCCAGTTTCTAATTTTTCTTCTGCATTTTTAATTTTTTTAGTAAGAGATTCTATTTGATCATCAAATGCTTTTTTCTTATCAGTGCTATCTGTTTCACCTGATACTTTTTTATCTTTGCCAGCAGCTGCATCCGCGTCTTTATCAGCTTTTTTTGCTTTTAAAGTTACTTTAGTTAATTTTTGTTTAGCATCTGAAAGGTCTTTCTTTGCACCTTCTTCATCTTCACCTTCAAGGCCTGCTATTTTAAGATTAATTTCTGCTATTTTAAGTCTAGCAGTTGCATTCTTTACAGGATCTTCGTCCTTTCCTGCGCCAGTAATTAAAGGCTTTCTTGCTTGTTTTAAAGCGCTAATTTTATCTGCTTTACTTTTTTCCTTATTTTTGTCCGCATCAGGTACATCTTCTTTCTTACCTTTTTGCTCTTTATCTACTGCTTTCTGAAGTTCTGCCTCATCTTCTTTACCGGGCTTTGAATCGTTATATGCTCTTTCATCTTCAGCAACGGCTAATTTTAATTTATTTAT